ATGTCTGATATTAAATTTAAAGACATAAAAATAAATGAATTATTAAAAACTGTTCCTATTGTTAAAAAGTTAAAATATGAGGAACTCATTACAGATGGAGACATTCCTGTATATTCAGCTGAAACTAAAAATAATGGTATAATAGGTTACTATAATACTGCTACTTTTCATGCTAGTGCCGATAAGCCGTTAATTGTTTTTGGAGATCATACCAGAGCCGTAAATGTTGTATATACTAACTTTTCGGTAATGGATAATGTAAAAGTTTTGGATCTAAAACATTCTTCCAGGAAACTATGTCTTGAATATATTAAGTATCAATGGCGAAATAAAATACCTAACTTGGGATATTCAAGACATTGGAAAGTTGCTAAGGATGTTGAAATATCTATTCCAATAAATGAAGATGGAACATTTGATTTTGAATATCAACAAAATATAGCTGAAAAATATAAAAAACTTGAAGATAATAAGAAGTTGCTTTTAGACGATAAACAAAGATTACTGAATAGCTCAATTGATATTGATTTATCCATTTATCCATACAAAGAAATAAATTTAGGAGAAATTTTTGATTTATCACAAACAAGTAATGGTTCTAAATTCACCAAAACTTTTATTAAATCTAATCCGGGTAATATACCTGTTTATGGTGCTTCAAAATTTGAAGAAGAAGTTAGTTATGGATATGTTAAAGATAATGCAGAAATAGTTGAAACAAAGAATGGGAAAAAAATAATTACTAAAGTCAGATATTTTGAGGACTGCCTCACTTATAATATTGATGGTACAGCGGGATATGTATTTTATAGGAAAGGTAAATTTAGTTTATCAGAAAAAGTTAAACCTCTAATTATTGTTAATACATATAAAGATTACATAGATGAAAATTATCTTAAGTATATTTTGCAACCTATCTTTAGAATGAATACAAGAGGCCGAAAAGGCCCTAATGGAGAAAATGAGTTTTCAAAAATAGGTAAAAATATAATCCAAGACTTGTTTATTCCTATTCCGGTAAAAGAAGATGGAAAATTTGATTTAGAAACGCAAAAACTTATTGCTAATAAATATAAGAAAGCCGAAACTATCAAAAATGCCTTATGTAAACAAATTGATGAAACATTAAAAATTACTATAGAAATGTAATACAAAATATACAAAGCCTATATCTTATTTTTCATAATAAATAAAGATATAGGCTAATTTATTTTTTATTATATTATAATTTCTATCGAGTCCTTATTATAGCACAATCTTAAAACTTCCAGTATACAATTAAAAACTAAGTTGTTACTAGTCTATTATTTCCCTATTTTTTTATTTCATAGAACCAAGAACCCAACATACCTTTTAATTCATTGCACTTACTCAAAGTTAAGTGTTGCGTTTCTATCCATATGCCCTTACTATCGCCCCTCACGTAGCACGTAACCCCTTTGAAATACTCTAAGACTTTATTTATATTAACCCCATCATAATTCTCTGAATCCGGCGGTAAATAGGTTGTAACTACATAGCCTTTGCTTGCCGCTGCGGCTGCTGGTATATTTGAATCAATTGCATTGCAAAACCTATGCGCCAAAAGCTGCCAGCTACAACCCCTATAGATGGCCATGTCTGTTTCGCTATCACAAAAGCATATTTCAAATATTATGTTGCCAGCTGCAATATGGTTCATTTCATAGTCTTTAACATATTTTACGCCCCTGTTAGTGAATCCCAAAGATCCAAAGTTATTGCATAGCCTTTGAGCATATGGAAGGGCCTTGCTTGATTCTGATGAAACAAGCGCTTCAACCCCATGGCCTGATCCATTAAAAGCATTCATGTGAAGGCTCACAAATAAGTCAACATTTGCTGCATTTGCTGCGGCTGCTCCTTCAGATAATTCAGCGTTTGCGTTGCTGCCATTGCTATTACAATCTATAACAGTATGACCATATTGTATTAATAGATCCCTAACATATTTAAAATATTGCTGCATTTGTTCGTATTCATTAACGATTCCAACCGCCCCAATACAATTGGAGCTATGGCCGCCTCTTAATCCTATTTTCATTATTGCAATTCCTCCTTTGTTACACTATCGCTCATTCCTGTTGTGCTATTGTCCACAACAATTCCTAACATTGTAAGAACTCCAAGCACTGTGTTTACTATATCGTTCCAATTATCAGGGAATATTTTAAACCCTAATTGTTGGCTTAAAAGTACAATTGCACTTGCAATATACACCCAAAAACTCTTATTTTTTAATCTTGCCTTTAAATCAATTTTATTCATATCTTTTCTACCTCTTTTCATTTATTTTGCTTTTGATCTCTCTTACATCTTCCTGAATATGTTCAACTAAATTGAATTTTTCTGCCAAAGTATCTAATAAATTTTGATACCTTGCTTCTCTTTCTCCTGTGGTCCTTAATACATAAACCAGTAAACACGCAAACATTCCATACCCTAGGCCCTGTTTTAGGGCCACATTGATTAACTCATCCATAACACACCTACTCATTCAACATTAAAAAAGGCCATAAAAAAAAGACTTATCAAAAGTCATTTATTTTGGCCATGGCATTTATTATTGAGCTGCTAAAATTGCTGCCACTCTATCTCTCCATAATGGCGGCACTTCTTCGATCGTCATTATACCTTCTTTTATTCTTCTAACATATATAACAACCATTATTTTGTACCTCCTAACATTGCTGCGATCTCTACAAGCGCGGCTTCTAAATCATTCAATCTTTGTTCAACTGGATCAACTTCTTTTGTTATATCAATATATTTATAATATAACTCATTGTGTTCTTTATCATATACCAATATTGCTTGTTTCCCCTCAACTTCAACCATTCCAGGCTCATTTTTATCTAATACATAGCCTTCATTTACATCAAATTCATTAAGATCATAACTAAAATTGTATCTAATAAATGTAACCTCATTTTTTTCATTAGTTCTGATAAATATCATTTTATATCCTCCTAAACCTTAAATTTTAATAGATTTTTTGCATTTGCAAGCATTACAAATTCATTATTTGCATTTCCAGCGGCCCCAACGAATCCATTACTTTCAGCGTATAGACCGCCAAATGGATATGATTGTGGGATTGAGGTAACATCACCGTCCAATACGGTAACGCCAGTTCCGGTCGCGCTTGATCCACTTCCATCGCTTGTCCCTAATACTATAACTGATCGCCCCGCTGGGCTGAATCCAGCGTTGTATGCGTAACCTATCGACATTTGCGCCCCAGATTCTTTTAATATATACCCACCGTAGGAACTTGAAGAACTTGTGCTTGATCTAAATGGTTTAAAAACGTAGTCAGTTGTTCCATTCCCTATGAATCCCGCTTGATATATAGAATTAAGACTAACTTTAATAACGTTCGATCCATCTGATTTATTGGCTTTTGTATAAGATGTAGTACCGTTGTTATAGCTGTCTACTATCCAAATATAATTCTTGGATAGTCCTATTGAAGTAATAAGACTTCCCCCTGAAGTGGATTGGAAAACATTTAAGATCGTTGAAGAATAAACTAAATTTCCGTTTATATCAAACCTCTGTATAATGGCATCATGGCTAGACCTTGATACTTTGTAGATGTCTCCGTTGCTATCATCAAGCACGTAACTATAACTTGTTGGATAATGGGCCAAGCACCTATTTGATCTGTATGTCCAACTTACGAAATTTAAATTAGTATCATACCAGCCTGAATTCGCCCCGCCACCATTGGCAATATTCACCCATAATAAGTTAGTCCATCTATCAAACCTTATAAATGGTGCGCTTATGTCTGATGGCCTAGTCCATGACACTTTTGTTACTACATTTAATTTAGCATCAAATTTTATTAAATCAATTGTACTATAGTTACTATTGCAAACCAATAAATATGAGCAACCATCATTGTCTATTGCAACACAAGGGGCAGCATATTGATAATTCGTTGTTGATCTATAAAATGAGGTATAAGATCCGCCCAAGCTTTCAACTGTTGCAGATCCATCAACCCCAAATATATTTTTTCCAGCTACAATATATTGGCTTAATAAATTGGGATCGCCTTTGATTATTTGTGGCCCAGCTGTATATATATTGGCTGGGATCGTCTGATCCGTTGTTCCAGGTATTATTGTTGCGGCCGCTTTGGAAGGGATATTCCCCGCCACTTTTACCCCTTTAGTATAGGCACTATATCCATTCAAAATATGCCCCGCCGCTGCGGTTGCGTCTGCGCTATCAATAACGGTTGGACTTCCTGAAACACCCACTATTTTAACGCCAGATTTTATATTATTTGAAATGATATTAGAATCAATTTGAGCAGCTGTGGCCACTATTTCTGGATACCCGCTTGTTGTGCTTGTTATATACGCCCCTGGTGGGAATCTAAAATATCTATTGTTAGGGTAGAACGTACTAACTCCAACACTTACCGCGCTTACTGAAGCTGGCTGATTCAGCATAGTTCCAATAATGCCTGTATCATTATCATTGCTAAAAGTTTCATTTGCTAGTACATGAGCTGCAATGGTGTTCCCTTCGGCACTAGCCTTGATAAAAAAACAATCACCCGCCAGATCATACCAAATTGTAACCGCCTTACCCTTTATCAAATTTACTGGCGTTGTTGTGTTTGGTTTATACAATGGCCTTCCATTAACAAGTGTGCTTGTACCGTTGTTATTATAAGCGACTCTGAAACTCTTTGAACTTCCATCAATAAGATCCACGCCATTTAATATTATTGCGTTTGAAGATCCCTGGGCCATCTGTAAGACTTGTATACCATCAACCCTATTTGTTAAGTTTCCAGCGATATCGCCATTTAAAGTATTTTTTATTCCTGAAAACCATGAGTTAAAATCATTTGCGAATTGAGTCTCCATAGAGTCTATTTGTGATTGTTCTGTTGATTTAGTAGAATCATACCAAGCTTGAAAATCTGTTTTCTTTTGAGTTGTCCAAGTAGAAAGATCTGTGTCATATTGGCTTTTCTTTTGTGTTAACCAGGTTTGATATTGATTGAATAATGTTGTTGTGTCTACTTGGTCTATAGTTCCATGAACTATCCCACATTTTGAATTATCAAGTCTAAGATCTGTTATATTGGGTTGGCTTATGCTTAAAACACCTTTTCCAACATAAATATCAGCTATTCCCAATTCATAGGCATTCGCATCTCTCTGTAGCTCTGGAGCTGCTGGCGTAGTAGCAAAAGTACCTTTTTTCACCTTTGCATTGATAGCTCTAGTTATAACATCAAATCTTAAAACCACTCTATCAATTCTATTTAATATTCCATCCGCATTATCAATATTTAGGGCCAAATCAGCATCATTATTATAATAATAGCCTTTGATCCATGCCTTACCAGCCTTTATGGTTATACTCATATCACTATTTGATAATGTTTGTAAGTTTGTACTAGGGTTTGGGAAAACTCCATTGCTTATAAAACTTGAAAAATACTCCGCGAAAAAATCTGCTTTATACTTACGATCTCCATTTATACTGTTAAAAAATCCACTTTTTTCTGCCATCTTATCCCCTCATTTTCTGCTTTAGTTTATCAATTAATGTTGGTACATTATTGCCAAAAATTATATTAATAGTTTGTCCATTCTGTTCGTATACTTCTTCAATTTCTGTGATCCTTGCGTTTATAACTAAATTCCACCTTTTAGAAACACACGTGACAATATCGCCAAGCTCAAAATCTTTTTTATATGCCAAATTTGAATTAACATTAATAGTGCTATCAAAAGTTAACACCTCTTTTGTGGCTGCAAGCGCTTCATTACCCTTTTCGATTAATAAATCATTGTATGCCTGTTCACTCAAAACATTGTTATCTTTATCAACATTGGTTAAGCTCTTTTGATCTGCAAATATTTCAAACCTATCCAGGCCAGCTGCATTTCCAACGGTAGCAAGTTTCCTTTCAGGGCCTTCACCGATCCCACCAATTAGAACTAAATTCTTATAGTTGTTCAAGCTATCTGTAAACTCTTGGCTTAGCACATTTTCAAACTCCTTGCTAAATATAATCCTTGGGTTTATATTCTGGCTTATGCTTCGATCTTGGCCCTTGTATACCTCAAAGATCAAATCTTTATTAACTGGATCAAATTTGATCCTATGACCTAAATTAGATATATTACTTAGACTCTTAATTTCTTCAGCCAAGTTTGAATATGATACTTGATAATTAACCGATTCATTGAATCCCTTCAGGCTGCCAAGTGTTAAATTATTTATTATTCTTGATAGATCTGCTGGATTTATGCAATTATGATTTACTAGCTGCCGCATGGCATTTTCTGTTGTATCGTTTATTATTTCAGTACCCCAAATGATTCGCCTATTCAAATAGCCTGTTAAAAAATAACCTTTTGCAATAATGATCTCTTTGCCTTCTTCATCTTGCTTTAAGTTCACATATTCAATGTACGCTGCTTCTGGATCTCCTTTAATATATATAATATTTTCCCTTTTCAACAACGAAAGAATTTCAGGCGTTAGGCCACAATGCAGCTCAAACTCTCCAGCTTCAAAATATTTTCTAACATATCTAAATGATATAAAACCTTCAACTATACCTTTAAAGGTTAAATTCCTATCAAATATAAGTAATTCCATACTTACACCCCCAAATATTGTGGCGTGTAATATATTGTAACTTCTAAGCTATCAATAAACTGGTCTGCATCATACCTAAATAAATTATCACCTGTAGCCAATTGTAAAAAAGTGCTTTGAAAATCAATATAATTAAATATGTTTGTAGGAACTCCATTTATAACACTTTCAAGTTTTTTGTTGCCAAAGCTAGTGTTTAAAACAATAACTTCGCCTGCTTGCATGGTCCTATTGATCTTTATAAATTCTTGTGTATTAACATTCAATATTGATGGATTTACAACCGTTGCCAGCGCTCTAAACTCGGCCCTAATGCCACAATCAACATCACCATCATTAAACACATCAACGATCAATGAAGGCTCTCTGTGGCCTATTTCAACCCCTGTTTCATCTGGTATTTCAAAATCAAAACTAAAATCACCTTTCCATAAGGCAATTTCAGCTTGTGATTCTGCTATATTCATCCAAAAAGGATTACTAGCGGTGCAGCTTATAAGACATTTATTAACTACGCCATTAACACTTGTGAAGTATGGAAGTGAATCAATTATACATTTAGTTTTAACTTCTTTTACTGGATCTTTATAGATCAAATAGCCTTCACCTAATCGCGGATTAAATACTTTATTGATCTTATTTCTATAATCTATTAGATCCGTTTCATTATTAGCAATTATTGCAATTTCAATTGTCTTATCATTTGATTCAATCGTATTGCCTAAGTAAGTTGATCCATCCTGATTCATGCCTTTATTAGTATAAATATTTACTTTCCCTTTTTCCGAAAAACCAAGCAGCAAAAGCGGTGCAAATTCATTAAAATCAATTGTTTGGCCTAATTTGTTAACATAAGTTAATTTTTTCACTTCTTTTCCTCCTTACAATCCAAATGCTAATTCTTGCAACGCTCTTTTATTTTGCTTTGCGGTTTCGGCTGGACTCAATGCTGATGGACTATAGATATTTACAACTTGACTAATTCCGCTGCTGGCCGCTTGGCTGCTGCCTGATATTGCGAAATTTGCACTTCCTGAATCAACTGCTGGGATCGCTGCTGCTGCTAGTGCCTTTGCTTGTTTAGCAATATTTCCAACCGTTGATGCAATACCAATTTCAAACCCTTGACCAGTGTATATCCCTATTTGTTTCATAACCCTTGATGGTGAATGAATATCTAATGAATGTTTAATACCCGCCACAAAATCATCAACAAGGCCGCCCATCCATCCGCTCATATCATCCCAGGCGGTTTTAATTCCATCTCTAAGGCCATCAACGATATTTTTACCAATGTCAAGCATTCTTTCTGGCAAGTTTTCAAAGGTATCAACTATTCCATTGAAAGTATTTTGCGCCCCTTGGGTAGCTTCTGTAAGCATATTACTTCCCCATGTAGCAACGTTACTAACTGTATTAGTTAACCAAGTTTCAACGCTGCCAGGTAATTGAGTAAACCAATTAATAACCGAATTATATGTATTGCTTGCGGCTGCTGTCGCTTCGCTTAGCATATTACTTCCCCATGTTTCAATATTAGTGATCGTATTAGTTAACCATGTCATTATATTTCCAGGTAGTGCGCTAAACCATTGGCCAACTGAATCGATCCATTGAGGTACATTTATAGTTAAATAATTAATTACATCTGATCCCCATTTAAAGATAGCTCCTACCGCTTCACCCAATCCATAAGCTATCTTATGTGGCAATTGGGCGAACCATTGCCCCATGGAATCTAACCAAGCTGGTATACTTTTTGTGAAAAAGTCAGTTACTTTGGTCCATCCCTCCTGAAAAGTCTGCGGTACTGTAGTTGTAAAGAACAAAGCAAATCCACTAAAAGCGGTTGGAATTGTGTCTGTAAAGAAAGTTATTATCCCATTAAATACAGAAATTGCAGTGGTGCTTATTGCCTCCCATGCTCCAATTATTGCATTTCTAAAACCTTCATTTGTATTCCATAAGTAAACTATAGCTGCAACTAATCCAACTATTGCCGCAACTATTAAGCCTATAACATTTGCACTCATTGCAGTATTTAAAAGGTATTGAGTAACTGTCAAAGCTTCTTCAGCTTCTTTTGCGCTCTGGAATCCCAGCACCAGATCATTAATAACGCTCGTCATTGCGAAAACTTGCATAGCTGTTCCTATACCAACGATTCCAGCGGCGATTAAACTAGAATTATCCATTATCCAACCCAAACCATCCAATAATGCTGGTAATACATTTGTGGCCATATCAGCTATGTTTTTTATTAATTCCCCTAATCCTTGTGATAATGATTCTATCCCAGCTTCAATGCCTGACTCTGAAAAAGCGGTGTTCATTTGATCTGCTGCATCATTCAAGCTTGGCATAAGCTCCTTTGAGATAGGCAACAATATACTTGTTTCTATCTGTCTGCCTAGTCCTTGCAGCGCTTCGATAGGTGTATTATATTTCACCTGGTTAATTTGATCCATTGAATCAGCTGTTTTATCAAACATAGTTTGCATACTATCAAGGTTTGTAATTACTTTTGGCCCTAGATCCTCCCATTGAGTTCCAAAAAGATCAACCCCAGCGGCACTTTGTTTGACTGGATCATCCATTTTCCTAAGACCTTCAATGATCTGGAAAAATGCTGCTCTGGCAGTTTCTCCCCCAGCTCCAAATTTTTTGGCCATTTCATCTGCATTAAGGCCAAGTTTACTGAATCCATCCGCTGTGGTATCAGATCCATCAATGACTCTGATTGATAATTCTTTTACTGCATCCCCTACTTTGTCTAAATTGAATGCCCCATTTTGCGCTCCAGCTTCAAAAATATCAAACATATCGTTAGCATTTAACCCAAGTTTTCCAAATTGGACCGAATATTCATTTACACTGTCAAGCAATTCATCACTATAATTTAAATTCTCTTGCTGCCCTTGTGCTAATAAATTAAAAGCTTCTTCAGATGTGATCCCAAATTGCTTCATTAATGCCTGAACAGAACGCATACTTTCAGGGACTTCAACCCCAAACGTATCTCTAAAAGCAATGGCGTTTTGTGTTACCCCTTGCAGATCCTCTCCAGTGCCTTGCATATACTGTCTTACACTTGAAAAGCTTTGTGCTGCATCTTCAATACTTTCGCCAAAATTATTGTTATAAACTGCTTCGATCTGGTCATTAAATTTTGCCATTTCTTCATTGGTCGCGCCTGTTTGAGCTTGTAACCCATTTAAGGACCTTTGCCAATCTCCACCAAATGTTATGACTCCGCTTATACCTTCTTTTAGCTTGTCCCATATATCCCCACCAATGGCCATTCCAAAACCGCGCTTGATATATTCACCCATGTTAGCGAATAAACCTTTGCTTTTTTCAACTTCTTCTTCCAGCTCCTTGATAGGCTTTTTTAAATCACCACCTGAAGGCGGGTTCATAGCATCCTTGTAAGATGCTTTAAACTTATTTAATGACGTTTCTGTGAACTCTATTTCTCTTTGGAATGCTCTGTATTGTGCTTCGCCTATGTCCCCTTTAGCAAATTGTGCTTCGACTTGGCTTTCAGCTTCTTTCAAAGCTTTCAATTTTTGACTTGTATTTTCTATTTGCTTGGCCAATAATTCTTGCTTTTGGGCCAATGCTGCTGTGTTTCCAGGATCGAATTTTAATAACCTTTCAACATCTTTTAGCTCTTTTTGAATATCAATACTTTGTTTTGTAATGCCTGATAAAGATTTTTGGAGTCCTGTCGTTTCCCCATCCAGTTCAATAGTAATTCCTTTAATTCTGCTATCTGCCATCTTCTCACCTCACTTTCTAAAAATTATCAAAGTCGGTCTGGCTTGCTGCTCTTGACTTGCTTTTGCTTGGGTTTGTCATTTCAATAAATTCTTCAATGTAGTCAAAGCACATACCAATGGTCATAATTTCAAGATCTTCACGCTGGAGATCGCATTTTCTGCATAAAATAACAAATGATTCAGTTGTTAAAACCGAATCATCTGCTGAATTGTCATTTTCTATTTTTTTTTACTCTGAATACTTGAAGCAATTAGGTCCTGTATCTGTGGTATTATTTGAAATAATGGAAATTCGTCAAAACCATCCAGCCAAGTGATAGGATCTGGAATTGAATTATTAGCGGTCTTTGCTAATACCCATATGATGTTATAAAATATTTCAAAATCTGCATTTTCCAACATTTCAAAGTTATCTGCCGCATCTTTAAATTTATTTAATCTATTCAATTTAATTATTTCTGCAAAATAATCTTTATGAAATTGCGCCTTAAATCTTAATGGCGTTGCTGCGGTCGATTTAAATTTAACTTCTTTATTATCAATTGTTATTGTTGTTTCCAATTACTACACCCCTTTAAGCTGCATCTTTTTCATATACTTTTGAATACCAGCCATTGTAGATCTCCGCTGGTGTCATTGTAGTTGTCTTTGTTTTAACTGCAAGATCTGTTGCTCTTGGAGCTGCAACAAAAGTTAACTCACTTGTGTTTGGATCTGCTTTATCTGTCTTTGTGTTAGATCCAACTTTTGGCCTTGATGCAGTACAATTATATAGAACGTGCCTTGTTGCCTTTATATCACCATCAAACTCGAATAATAATGCAAAAGGCTTGCCCACTAAATTTGATTTTTCTGTTAGAACCCCATCCTTTTCATCTTTAACTTCCCCAAGTGCATCAATTAAAAATTGTTCTGGAATATTTGCAATGGTTAAGGTCCCATCGTACCCCTGATTGTTTGATGCAGAATAATATAAAACGTTATCCGCATAAAATTCTGTCATATCTCCCCTAGGATCTAGGGCCAATTCAATTCCACCTTCCAATGCAATTGGCGTGTCATAAGTTATAACCCCATTAACAACCGAAAAAGTTGCATAATGTACATTTGTTAATCCATAAGTAACTTTGTTATCCATATTATGTTAACCTCACTTCGTATATTTTTTGATAAATGTTCTCTGTTTCAATAAAAACCTCACCTTCAGACGAATAAGGAATTTCATTGGAATCAAAAAGATCTTCAAGCTTTTTTTCTTCCTGAAGATCTTTGATCTTTGTATATAATTCAATTTGAATATTATATATTTTTATATAGACTTTATTATCTGCATACATATGAGCTGAAGGGCCATAAATGTATGTCATAAATGGCGGCTGTGGTGCTGGGTTATCGTCTGTAACATTAAAATGAGAATAAAAAACTGGATAGCCAGTTTCATTTAATATGTCCACAAGCTCATCTATTATCATTTACGAATCATCCTTTCCACTCCGCTTATATATTCTTCAACTGCTTGATCTTCGGCTGGTTTGATGTGAACCTTCGCCGCAACTCTACCCCCATTTACTTTGGCATGGCCTTTTTCTAGTAGATGGGTTAATTGATAATTTGTTCTATTATGAACAATTAATCTCGTGTCTTCTTTTGAAACTGTCCACCCTTTGGCATAAGCTCCTGTATTTTTTGGACTTGTAACCTTCAGGATCTTTGCTGCATTATTTGCGGCTTGCTGCTTGGCTACTTCTAACCCTTCAGCTACTTCGCTTGAATATGCTTCTAATGCTGCTGCAATTTCTTTGGCTAATCCTTCTATCTTAGACATTTAATTCACCTTTTCACACGTTAATTCTATTTCTTCAAAATTCGTTGAATAAGTACGGATTACTTTATACTTATTTTTTTCAAATAGAATTTCCCTTTCTCCATTGTATTCATACTTATGAATTACAAATATGATCTCTGGCTTTAGGCCCTGACTTGCTGCATTATAATATTCATTTCTTCCAACGCTTTTTAGATCACAATACAGATCCGTTTTTACTTCTTCAGGGATCTGATTCATTAATTTATCTGTTTTGAAAGTATACTTAATCAAAGTTAATCCATAATCATACGCCATGGTCTAACCCCTTCCAACATGAATAATTAAATTGTGTAATCTATATTGCAAATGCCTTGGCATGGCTGCATGATCCTTATTTCTGTAGGACCACGCAACATAATCAACAATAAATAAAAGATGATAAAAGTTCTCATATTCCAAAATCAAACCTTTTTCATCTTCTAACTCTTTTGTTATTCCTTTTATAATTGCAGTAATATAATTATCTCTAATACTGGACATAATGCCCAATTCTTCTTTTACCAATTGGAGGATCAATTCAATGTTCATCCATTAGACCTCCTTAAAGTTTAAATTATCCTTGTGGCTGTGTTGCTTCTTCATTAGCCTTGTCCAATGCAAATGATGCTGAAACATCTGGCGTAACTCCGCCTAGTCCAATCAATACAAATGCTGCTTCTCTTACTGGCTTTCCATCATATCTGGCAGTAGCTTTGAAAACTGTCTTATCATCTGTAAAAAGGAATTCTGATGAACTTGCACCCTTTACATCTGATCTTTCAGCTAATAGATATTTTGTGAAGTCTCCAACTAAAATATTATTATCTGGCATTTCTTCGCTGAACTCAACTTTGTATCCAACACCTGGGAACGCTTGATTGCTTGCAGTAACAAAAGTACCACTATTATTGGTAGTTAAAGACATAGGCACGATTGTTCCTAACCATGTTGATTCATTCATTATAACTGTTATTGGACCTCTGCCCCTTCTACCTCTTTTTATGTTTTTCATAGCTTCAATTATCTTATCAAATTTTGTATTTGCAGCTGATAAAGTTATAATATTTTTAGCTTTCAAATCTGTATTTGCGTTGATAGCTGGAATTATACCCATAGGCATTTTGTTTCCTTTTCCATATATAATTGCTTTATCTAATGCAATTGCAATTGATTCTTTTAAACAATCTTCAACGTGCATTGCTAAATTTACCATTGAATCCTCTATATAAGAGTTATCTAATGGTATAAACCCGCCTACTTTGTACCCATCAACTTCAACATCTGTGAAAAGGCAGCTCAATTCGTTTATTCTTCCTTGCATTTCTGTCCATACTGCTTGCGGAGCTTCCCCAACTATGATTGCTCTACCCTTACCAGTTAATTTAGCAACTCTAACAAGATCATATAATACTGAATATCTGCCCATATCATAAGTTAAAGTATCCATTATTATTTGTGGTATTGTAAGATCCAGGCCAGATATGCTTCTTTTTTCAACTGCTTCTTTTAAGTTAGCGTAAAAGCTTCTAACTTCTTCCCTGTTTAATCTGTCCACTATTTGGCTTCTTGTGTTCATTCTCTTTGATTGCATCCTTTGTTCTCCCCCTAGGTTTTTATTTCTTTCAATTGCTGCTGGTGTTGGATCTGCTGCTGGTGCTGGATCATTTACTGGATCTTTTGCATTTAGCTTTTCAAGCTCCCCTTCAAGATCTGCAATTTCAGTTTCCAAAGTTGTTTTTTCACCTTCAAGACTCGCTTTATCTGTATCTAATTGAGATATATTTTCTTCAACCAGCGCAATTTCTTCATCTGTTTTAGCTTCTTCAACTGCTGCTTCAAGCTCTGCGGCTCTTGTGTTTAATACTGCTTCTCTTTGCTGCAATTCAGCTAGACTAGCTTTCCTTTGTTCTATCTTTTTAGCTGTTATTAGCTTCTTTAATGCCATAATTTTTCAACCTCACCTTTAAATTATTTTTCTTTTGTAGAATCTGTTTTTCCCTATAAGCTTCAACGCTCTTTTGCCTAGCTTGTACCCCTGTTTCTTCATAGGCTGGAAATGTAACAACACTAACTTCATGGAGATCCACTTCAGTAATGGTCCATTTGACACTCCCATCATCCCGCCACTCGGTTTCTTCAGATATGATATTAAAACCAAAGCTGCATTGACTTACATCACCACGCTTCACACGCTCATACACATTGACCGCTTCAGAATCGTTTGTATTAATCTTGATCCTTCCCCATAGGCCCCTCGAATCTACTTTTAATTCCAAAGTACCTGACTTGTTTCGGCCTAATACAAGGCGCGTATCATGGTTTATCAAAGCTCTTATATCATTTGACAAAGTGTTATTAAGTGCGGTTGGTGCTATTTCTTCATATGCTCCCAGCCACAACTCTGTTGGCTGATTAAAAACAATGAAATAACCTTCAATATACATTTCATTACTATCAGCGTTATCTCTGGTTTCAAGTGCTATGCTCATGCTCCTTGTTTGTCTTTCAATTCTGCTCAATTACTTATCACCTCCTTGCAGCTTCTTTTGATCGCCTATCATTCCAGCTGGAATATAGTTTTCAAGGATCACTCTTTCATCAAGGCCTTCTAATGGTGACATTCCTAGCCAATCCCTAACCTCATTTCCAAGCATTAAACCTCTAACATACATATCACCGCCAACCGTTGCCAGTTCGCTCATATCGTATGAATAAAGACTCCGCGCATTGAATTTAAAATATAGATCTGGGCTATATAAAAGTTTCCTTGTTAACTCTTGTTCAATCCCCTTGGCCATTGGTAGGATCGTTACATTAATGAAGTTGTTATATTCTTCCTTGTTGTACGCACCTACGCCCAAAAAAAAGGCTGGTACTCCGAAAATACCCGCCACCGTTTTTTTATCCAATTGAATTGCATCATTTAAGGCCAGATCATTTAAGCTCAATGGTTTGACTTGATCTATCTTTACTAAGTCGGCTGGAATAACCCAAGGTTTGCCGCCCCCTGTTTCGTCAATATATTTGTTTAATATTGCATCCCTTCCCGCTTCGCTTGCTAATTCTTCTGTCATTGCATCAACTGCAATTATTAGTGATGGTTTCCACTTATCACTCATAAAAGAATTTTTAGTCTTTGCAGCTTGTTTCAAGTTCATAACAATATCTTTTAATACAACCTTGTAACCCTGGCCCAAATATGGCCTTTCTGGATCTGGATTTATAATGAAATGCAATACTTCATCATAATCGTAAATGTTAGATCCATAACGTACCTGATAGGCTGCTGGCGTATCCTGAAAAGAAACGCCTGAAGGCTTCAAAGGAATCAATTCAGATATTAACCCATTGTCAACCTTTGGATATACAACACTGTTTCCATTTCCCGCTAATAACATTGAATGAACAACGTTATACACCCATGTTTTTCGTGTCATTAATGAATAAGGGTTTATATCAATCTTTCTGGATAAAGCATTTTTTACTCTTATATCCCCATTATCTGTATTTTCCATTAAATGAATTGTCATACTAGAAATAAGATCTGCGATCTTGTGGGCGGCCATTCGTACCTCTGGATTATCTGACAATCTTGTATAGCCTGGAACGCTCAAAGATTCTGAATCATTAGATAAAAACCAACTTATTGCATCCCCTTCAGATCTCCTATTCATTTTCTTTTTATTACTCTTTGCCAATCTCTCACCCCCTTAACCTTTCAACCAAGTTGAAGCGGAATTTGATTTTTCAATATCTTCTAATTTTCTAACACAAGCGAAAACCGCTGCATCAAAAACATCAATTCGCTGCTCTGGCATAACTTTTTCGTACTGGATCATATCATCTGTTTTTTCGATTGCTCTTACATTTTGTAAACAATACTCAAATGGATCGGCATGAAGATAATACAATTTTCCTTCCTTTGCCTTTGCTTCGATCCTTCTAAAACCTTCAGACTTTTTATAAAAATACTGCGGCTGATCTATGATATTAAAACCAGCTTTTTTCATTCCAACAAAATACTCTCTACAAAACTTTCTATCATGGCCAACTTGTTTTATCTTAAATCCCATCTTTCTCATTTTTACAAACCAATTTACAATATCAGCATAATTAACAACTGGATTATTGCACATATCCAGCCAGCCATCATCCTTCCAGCCAAAAAGTGGGATTCCATCTTCATCCGCCTTTTTGTGAGCTGCAACAATTGGGAACCAGGCGTGGGGAATAATAATATCAATGCCCTGGTATTCTCCATATAAAGCGGTGGCGGTTAAATCATGCAACTTGGATAAATCGGCCCCGCCATACCAAGTGATGGGCAGCTTTGCAAGTTGTTTTAAGGTCCATTCATACTTATTATCCGAATTTTTAAATTCATCTAAATTGAAATAAGCTTTCATAGCGCTTGTATAAATGTTCATTGACTTTGCTAGAAAATCTTTTCGCTGCTGCGGATCATTTTGAGCTTGCAGCGCATCATTCAAAATATCGTCTGGCCTGATGCTTACCCCATATGCTGGATTCGCTTTTTCATGCTGGATCGGATTTGTATAATCAACCTCGCCTGTTTCATCTTCATCGGCCTTGCAGATGAAAACAAAGTAAGCTTCATCTTTTACAGTGCCATCCAAGATCTTTTTACAATACATTAACCGCTGATAACAAAAGGAATTCATATTGTCACCAGCGGTCGTTATGCCTATCATTAACTTATTTGTATAAGCTTTCATGGCTTCCTTTATGATGTTGTATTGCTTCGGTGTTTTATAGGCGTGTATTTCATCCGCTATGGCAATATTACAATTCAAACTGTCCTGACGATCTGGATTTGCTGCAAGTGCTTGTATAAATATGCCGCCATCCCCAAGATCTCCTTGAATTGAATGTTCCTGATTATTGTCAATCACTCTGAAGTTTTGCTTTTCTCCCATAGCTTCAAGATTAAAATTAATGAAATTGAAACTTTCAAGGGATTGTTTCAAAGCTGCTGCGGTAATATATACTTTACTTCCACTTTTTCGCTCTAGTAGGCCCAGGGCCCACGCCAATGCTGCTGCAAATGAAGTCTTAATATTCTTTCTAGGTATAAAAATAAACGCTTCTTTGAAGCGCCTTATCTTAGTACCTTTATGATAAAAACCTAATAAGTTATACACCTGGAATTTATGAAATGGCTCTAATAAAAATGGCGTACCCCTTAAAGGTGTACCATCCAATTTCTCTCCTTGTGCATGAACAAAGGTTTTTTCTATTATTCCGATTACGAATTCTGCATCTTTTGGATTAAATTCATATTTAGGATTTTTTAAATCATTTAAAAATCTGTTACAAGCTTGAATCTGTTCTTTACAAGCTATTTTTCTTTTCTCAACAATGCTGCTGGCGTATTCCATTACTATTTCATAATTTGTATATTGGATCATTGTAGCTCCTGGAGTACCGCTGCAAGTTTTGACTTGTTATTTCCTTCAGGTGTAACAGATCCCAAGGCTTTTGGATTTAAACAAAGTCTATCAGAATATGCAAGAATATCTTTCCTTAGTGATTCAAGCGTTGCCACAATTGCAGACTTTTTGGTCCCGCCAGCTGCGGTTTCTGTTTCATATTGATAGCCGCTATCTTCAAATTCCTTTAAGGCTACTTCATATTGAATATTAAGATCAACATATATGCCTATAAGGCTGCTATATTGTTTTTTATATACTCCTAGAACTTTCATGTCTTCCACCACTTGGGCCATCATTGCTGCTTTATTTTCTGGCATCCTCTCACCTCCTAAAAAAAGTTTTTGGGTAGTCGATCTATTGGAAAAGGTTATCTCCCTCGGTTCCTTACTCAATAAAATAAAAAAAAAACAAAGTGGGGGGGAATCTGATCGATCTGAAAGCAATTGAATAATTTTAATACAAAAATAATTTCTTCTGATGGACTTCATTGAAATTTATTTTTTGCCTTCATTCTCTTGATCCATTGTTCCCCTAACTTTGTTAGTTTGTTGTTTGTACGGTCGTGCATCTTGTCATGGCACTTGTTGCACAAACTTATTAAGTTATCACTATTAAATTTTAAATCTGGCCTTTGATCCAAAGGAATTACGTGGTGTACTGTAGCTGCTGCGACACTCCTACCATACCTTAAACATTCTTTGCACCGATATTCGTCACGCTTTAATATCCTTATTCTCTTGGCCATCCACTTAGGATCTTTATAAAATTTATTTACTTGCTTCATTCTATCCTCATAAGTTACTTAATGGCTATGTGAATACTACTTAATCAATTGATGCTGCTGCATAAAGTTAGTTGATGATACCTTATTATTTTGTTTATATATTGTGCCTCAATATATTTTTGTTAAGATCTAACTTTAAATAGTTTTATCAATTGTTCTTTCTATTCTTTTTCATAGTCCTCTTATCATTTGTTTAGATTCAGCAATTGTGATAACCCAACATAAACATCTAAGGCTTAAATGTAAACCGTAAACCAAAAAATTTATTAACTCTATATCTGAAAGGAGGTGCATAATAAATGAAAATAAAACTTATACCACCTTAGATGCTATGTTGAGCTATCTTCCAAGCTCATTGCCTTTTGCTATAATACAATAATAACATCATTTCCTTATGGAAAACTGTTGGCTTATTGGTGACTTATTGGCGAAAAACTGTTTAAATATTGGTGAAAAACTGGTGTGAAATTGATTCATTGGGATATATGTATGCAGCTAAATGATTTACTATTTTATTCTTAGCTTTGCAGCAATTATCTTTATCCATGCCCAAGCTCATTCCAATCTCTATCCAGGTCTTTTTCCTTCCCTTTTGAAAGTATCTTAATTCAACTATCTTTAATTCTTCTTCCTTCAATGATTCGATCCCATTGTTTATGAGCTGCTTTAATATAATAAGATCTTGCTTTGATTGCTTCAGCCTGTTTAATTCTTCGTTTATATGTTCATCCCTTCGAATCACTTCATCTTCAACTGATGATTTAAAAGCGTTGGTAGGTCCTGTCTTTTCTTCATATGATACCCCAGCAACTGCAACATCATTACTTAATCTATCTATATAAATATCTATGCTTTTGATTCTTAGATCTATATTCTTATATTCATATAATGCTCTTTCCGTTTTCTTAAATAGGTGATCCATTATTTAATCACTCCTTTGTTTATTGTTTATCAGGTAACAAATTCATTTTTAAAACTGTAACCGCTGGGATTTAGTTATATCAACACTTTGAGCTATATTTGTTTTGTTTGGTAACTAAAGTAACAGAAAAAATGTATAGACTCTATCTTTTAATAAAATAAGCTTATTTACTGTATTTCTATATATATATATACTATTATTTTTGTTACTTCTGTTACTTATATATATATATCTATCTTAAAGCTAGTCATAGCCTTATTCTTTGCGGTTACAACTTGGGTAACACTTTTCAAAATTTGTGTTACCTTAATTGTTTTTTGTAACCTTTTATTTATAGCCAATTGCCAATATCGTCTGTAGTTTCTGGATTGTTAGGCACTAATGTTAATTTTGCCTTTTCTTTGCTTTCAGTGCCTTCAAAAGAATCAACGTTAGGAATAACCAATAAACCTAATTCAGTTAATTTCTTTATACTGTATCTATCCATTCTTATTGCTTTCTTTTGAATCTTAAATAGTTTATTATATGTTGGCTCTTTTTGGCCTTCCTCATAGCCTTTCAATTCTTCAGGATCTTGAACAATATAACCTGACAATCTGGCTTGTTTCTTAAAGTCATTTACTTTAATTGGTGTTATGTCCACCGCGTTTGAGTTGTTCGCGTATTCCATAACCTTTGCAACAAGTTCTGTTGTATACATATATAAGAACTCCCCTTCATGTCTTATCATCCCCTCAATATATGGAACTTTACCAAGGCCAACCATTTCATCAAATAACATTAACATTTGATCTACAATTGAATAAGCATCATCTTTATTCCCTAATACTTCAGTTTTGATTAGATCTGTGATCTGGTCCACATAATCAACAACTGGGTCAATGCCATTTTTAATTAACACTTTATTAAAAATTTCAATCCCGGTTGCAATATTACAAGCGGTATTTTGTGGCCTGTCCTTCAGGTTTGCGAACTTGGCTGCTGCTTCGGTGTGGATCTGCTTATATTCATCACTTGAAAGATCCAGAATAGCAGCTATAATTGATCTACCTAGCGAATTTAATTCCTTTTCATGGTCAATTAAATATTCTATAGCTTTGGTATTTTCATTTGTTCTGGTTGCCTTTGAAACATAGACTATACATGATCTAGTTACAAGGGCCTTTTCTGCGTTTGGGTAGGATTCTTCACCAGCAATTATGATAGGGCTTTGATAAGCATATTTATTTACTTTTTGTTGCTTTGTTCCTCTTTCCTTTATCCCTCGATCATAAAGATCTCTTAAAGTCCCTGATATTTCCTGAAGCTTATTTTTATTCAGCATTGATGGTTTAAATTCATCATATAACGCTGGATAATTGCCTGTTGAAAGATCTTTTGTCATAGCAAAAATTGAACTTCCTATAGTTTTAATTGCTCTATTTTCTCCACTTGGATAATTTAAAATAGGTGCTATTACTTTTTCAAGAATTGTACTTTTCCCAGATCCAGATTCCCCAACGATTAATAAGTGATGCAGCTTTTTTCCTATGTTGATATTTTGATAAACTGCTAAATTATTAATTATTGTTCCTAAAATGGCTGCTGCTTTATCAAAAGATAAATACCCAAGCAAGGCATCTTTCAGGCCCTTTAAATCATCTGATTTTATAGGTTCAACGCCCATTATGTTAATTTTGCTTTCCTTTGCATAAATAGAAATGTCCAATTTATCTTTTTTCATTGTTCCCTCTCCTGTCACAAATGCAATTTCATTGTTTATCTCAACAAACCTATCGCCTGTGTAAATTTTATCTGTATCAACTAAATAGTTATTATTGATCCAAGTTTTATAATCATTCAATATGCCCATACCGCCATAAAAAGTTAAATCCATGCTGCCTAAGAAATTTTTAAAAGACCTTACATCATCAAAAACGGTGCTAAAATCATCCCTTTCAAGGATTTTTCCATTTGCACTTTTAAAGGTAATTTTTACCCCCTCGGCATCTGTTTCAACATTATGAAGGATCTTTCCATCTATAACCCTAAAATTACTTACTGGAATTTTCTTTACTTCATCATTTTTAATTGTGTTTATGTATGTTTTGCCAAATTCACAATAAAAATCATATTTATTATTGAGGTTTGATGCCCTGTGAAATGCTGCAAATAGATCTTCTAGGTTGTGGCCCGCTTCGATCCAATCGGTAACATCTTTGTTATTGCCTAAAGCTCTAAGATCTGGCAGCTTAATTATTTTAAAACTGTCGCTGATCTCCTGAAACTCAATTCTTATTTTTTCAACATAAATTTCACCAGCTTGGCCAGTATCTCCAATAACATAAACTGCTTTGATCCTTTGCTCTTTGATCTTTGAAAGGTCCTTGCACCCTTTTATTGATGTGGCCACATAATTTTTTCTTTTAAGGAATTTATTTATTGTATTTGCATCCTTTTCCCCTTCAACAAATATTATTGTTTTTCCATTCTTAATGCCCTGTAGGACATTGTAAAGATTGTAAGGAACGTCAATTATTCCTTCCCTATTATTAATTATCTTATCGCCCATAAATCGGTAATAAGAACTTACTTTTTTGCCATCTGGTTTTAAGAATTTAGCTTTATAATAAATAATTTCATTTTGTTCGTTAACAAATTCAAATACTCCTAAAAGTTTATATCCTAGTTTATATTCACTGTTTTTAACATCCCAATCAATGCGGCTTATTATTTTATCAAAGCGTAGTTCTATTTCAGTTTTTTCGCCTTGTATTCCTAAAAGTTCCCTCGCGGTTTTATAATCAACATTTCTATAATTTTGGATAAAGTCGATCGCATCCCCTGAAGCTCCACAAGCAAAACATTTATATCTATACTTATTTTTATCAGGGAAGAATTTAACTGATAATGAAGGCGTATGATCTGAATGAAAAGGGCAGTTTATATAACCTTGCCTATTAAATCTATTACCTAATTCAGTTTCAATTGTTTCATGTAAATTAATATCACTTATTTCTTTCATTCCTTCACCTCGTTAAATCCATTTATCTTTTGTTCATAACTCAATTCCTCACCAGATAAAAATTCTATAAAAAATATTATCCCGCTCAATTGCCTGGTCACATCGTTGAAGAGATCCAGATATTTTATACATTCGCTTATGCTATTGGCTTTGAAAAATACTTCAGCTTTTTTGTTCCTTTCTAATAGCTCATTATATTTAACCTTCAGGGAATACAGATCTTTTTCACTGTATTTAATACCTGAATCCATCTTTATCTATTTGCCTTTTCAACCTTTCAATCTTCGCTTCAATAAACCCATCTATAGTGGCTTGGCTGTAGATTAATCGCAACTCGGCAACCCTTATTTCAAGTTCTGCGATTCCTTCTTCTATATTGTGCGGTTCTCCAGAAACATCTCTCAAAAGCGCTTCACTTAATCCCGCTGCTGCTTGTGCTGCTCTTATCTTTTGTGCTGCTTGTCCGAATCTACAAATAGCTTTTATTAATAGATCTTTATTCATTTGTATCTCACTATACATCTTGAACCTCCCGCCTATTCCCATTTAGTAATTTTAAAATTTATTAATGCTGCCAAAGCTATAGCAATAATTATGGTATATATATTGATTGGTATTTTATAATCCAATAAGCTCCATATAATATCCCTTATGGCTTTCATGGTCCAAAGTAAACCAATATCAATTAAAAATTCTAGTATAATCATTTGTATTAACTTCATTGCTGCTACTCCGCTATTGTTAATAAAAGATCGTTACTTGTGATATGTCTGATTATTTTGCATTCTTCGGTTGCTTCTAAATGGAGACATAATCCATATGGCGTTGGAAAGAAATTCTCATAATCTTCTACCCTGTTGTTAGTTAAATCAACACCCCTGAAGTAAATATCATCATTTACAACAAGCCAAACCGCTCCATTGGCCATTATTAGAATATCTCCCCTATCTATATTGTGAAAATCTATTTCGTTTGTATTTACATCAATAATCATTTGTTATCTTCTCCTTTATAATCAATTAAAATGGCATATCTCCGTTGTCAACTGGTGTTATGTCTGCGTTAAATTTTGTATTTTCATTGCTGCCGCTATTCTTATTTTCTAAGAACTCAACCCCATTAACTGGATCTGCCACAACTTCGGTTATATATTTTTTTATCCCTTGGGAATCGTCATATGATCTGGTGACAATCTTCCCAGCTATACCAACTTTAGAACCTTTTCTGGTGTAGTTCGCTACACTTTCAGCACTTTTGCCCCAAACTACAATAGGTATATAATAGACTTTTGCATTTTCTCCATAACCATCATTGACCGCTATATTGAAAGTGGCTTTTGCGGTCTGTTTATCCCCTACATAACTCAAATTAGCATCATTAGTTAATCTTCCGATAAGTATAGATTTATTCACCTTTTTTCCCTCCGCTCTTTTCTTGCTGAATCTTCTCTTTCTTTTCATTTAGCATCTTCATGCAATATGCTAGATCTCTATTTTCAATCTCCTTTATGTCCTTTACTTTGGCCCAGGCACAAAAGTTCATTTTATCTGTATTCGTTTCCTTTATTAAGTTTTCAATTACTTTTACCTGAACGTTACTTATAGGATCGCGCGCCCCTTCTTCTTCCCCTTCGGTTTCTGTTGTATCATTTTCCGCAATTTCAAAGGCATTCATATATAAATATCTTTTCGCATATGTCAAAGCTCCACCTATGTTTTGAATTGCATTGCATCCCTTTAATTCTGATATCGCAACTGGCATATCAAAGCTTATAAATCTTTCTATATCCTCGCAATCATATATTAAAAGTGTTGCAACATCTTTAGTCATATTGAAAACCGGATTAACCCCATGTTTATTACATAGCTTTGCAACATCTGGTAAAAAGTCTTTTAGTTCAAAATAATCATATTTAGAATATGTATTTCTTCCAGTTTTCTTCAAATCTACCCCTTGCAAATCTGCCCTCACCTTTTGCAGCTTCGCAACTACATTTATCTTGTTTTTTTCTTCTACCATCTGATTTCTTCCTACTTTCTCCACTCAAAAGATACGCACACCATAAAGTCATTATCTTTGAATTTTATATTTTCTTTTTCTTCAATATCTTTCATTAAAATTGATTTTTTCTGGCATTCTCCATTGTTATTAAAGCTGCATTCACTAGCTTTGCAATAAACAACCAATTTTTCATCCCCTTTGAACTCCTATTTGTTTGATCTGTTTAGTTATATATAAGGGCATAACAAAAGCTGCTTAAAGGCCCATATCATTAAAGAAAATTTTCATTAATCTTTCAGTATCTTTAAGAAATATCCTCATTGTTTTGTCAGTTTCTTCACACGCCATGGCAAATTTAAAACCGTCTTCTATTATTTCCAATGTCCCTTGAAATTCTGCAACTCTTAGCTCATATTTCAATCTATCTCTTTCATTATTTGCTTCTAATTCCAATATGGTAAATTCCTTAATATCTGCTTTGATTTCTTCTATTCTTTCTTTTAATAATTCAATCATCATTGTTTTTTATCTCCTTTACAATTGCCTTTACATCTTCCTTAAAGGCTTCAAAATCTTTAGGATATAATATATACCCATATCCTTTAGCTGCTTGTATCAATTCAATATTTCTTATTTGCAGCGGCGATGGTGTTCCATCCTCTTTTTTTAACTCGATCCCCATGAAATGGCCTGAAATGCAACCGACAATATCAGGGATTCCACTTTTTGAATAAGCGCCCGCCCAATGCTTGAAGTACCAAACTTCAGGAGCTAAACCATCCAGAAATTTTTTAACTTTCTTTTCAAACTCTTTTTCACTAGGCATGGTTATACTGCTGCTTTACTTCTGATAATGTTCTTTTTTGTATTCTCTCAATGGCCTTCATATGCTTCGCTATCTGTTCCTCTTGGTGCTGGATCTTATATTCTTTTAAAGAATCTCTTGACTTGCCCACCCAAATATTTTGTTTATATTCTCTTACTTCTTCGCCTATTTTGCTTTTGTCTATGCTTTTCATTTCATTTGCTGGCTTGATTATATATTCATTTTTTGCTGATTCGTAAGTCATTACATACCCCATAATTAAATACTCCTTTTCTCTAATAATTCATTTGTTAAGATATATTCAACTCTTATATTGAATATTTTATCTATAACCTTCATGCTTGGCATTATCTGGCCGCTTTCATATCTTTGAATGGTCCTGGTGCTTTTGTTTAACTTAATTGCCAGATCTTCCTGGGTTAACCCTTGTTTGCTTCTATATACTTTGATAGCGTTTCCAATATTCATATATACCCCTCTCTATATTCACCGCCCTTCATCTTCTTGGAAAAGCTTGTTTGTATAATCTTTTCTTTGTTTGAGCGTTTCAAATATATCTTCTTCAATACTCTTTTCAGTAATTAGATAATAATAAAAGCATGATCTTTCCTGGCCCATGCGGTGGGTACGCTTTTTACTTTGTTCAAAAAGTTCGCTGCTAAGTGTTAAGCTAAAATAAATGATCTTGTTTGCCTTCTGCAAATTAAGGCCCATTGCTCCCGCCTGGTATTGGATCAATGTTATTGTATTATCATGCTGCTCGTAGTTCTTCAGATCTCTTTGATCTCCATTTACTATAGAAATAGGCTTCTTTAATTTTTTGCAAATCTCCTGGAGCTTCTGACATTCATATTTAAAATTATAGAATATAATCATTCGATCCTCTGTTGATTCCAAAAGCTCTATTATCTTTTCATATTTGTTTTTGTTATACATTGCCGCAAGCTGCCGCAAATACAATAGCTTTGTTAGTGATGTATCACCAACTAAATCATTTTCTTCGATTTCAATTAAACGATCTTTCTTAAATTTTTTATACTGCGGAATGTTTTTTATTTTAATCTCATATGGGATCACTTCAGGTAATTCAATAACATCTTCTGTTTTCATAAAAACCGCCCCATACTGCCGCAACATCTGTTTCAAATGATCTATATTCTTATACCCTGTTACTTTTTTCTTTTTAAATCCTCCCAGATTCATCAAAAAGAATTTTATATAATTGTTCCAATATGCTTCTTTTGTGATCTTCCAGCCTAATAGCTTGATCTGGCTGAAAAGTTCCTCATACTTGCCCCCTGTTGGTGTTCCAGATAGCAATATTATGTTTTTAGCTTTGATTTTTAAAATAAATTTTGTCCTGTTGCTGCTTTCGTTTTTGATATAGCTGCTTTCATCTAAGATCAAAGTGAATCCTTTTAGTTTTTTAAATTCATCCCTTCGCCAGATCAAATCATAATTTATAATTATTACTGTGTTCGGCTGGATCTCTTGCAGCTGCTTTTTATATATGATTGTTTTATATTTTGGATAAAATTCATTGAAATGATCTTCCCAATCTTCCAATTTTGATTTCTGGCATACCACTAAAATAATGTTTGTCCCTAATTCTTCAGCTTTTTCCGTGGCAACAAAGGTTTTACCAAGGCCCATATCTAAATAATAAGCGGCTTTGTTCATGCCCCTTGTCATTTCTAAGGCTTTCAGCTGATGTGGGAATAATTTTATTTTAGCCATTTACTTTTATATCCCCTTGCCTTTAATTTATGGTATCTAGTGCATATGGCGGTTTCTGTTTTTTCTAGTGCGTAACTTAACATTTTTAGGCCATCATATTTGTAATAATACATTAGATAATCATCATCATCCCTGGTCCATGGCTGGTCCTGTCTTGCGTGAAAATCTGGGTTGTATTCCATTCGGCCACGTTTATTATATTTGATCTCATGGGCCATCAGAATTCAAAACCCAAGCTTCTCAAATACCATACTCGCCCATATACTGTAGATTCCTTTTTTTCAAGCGCATAACTCATCATTATCAGGCCATCAATTTTGTAATATTCCATTAAATATAAATCTTCTTCCCATGTCCATCTTTCATGCTGCCTGGCGTGGAAGTCTGGGTTATATTCCATTTGACCTTTTTTGTTATACTTTATCGATATTTCCATTCTTTTCGCCTTCTTGATCGTCCAATTTTTCAATTTTAATTTTATTAGTCTTCAAATTCAATATAAATTTAATTTTCATAATTACCTCTCATATTTAATTTTTTCTGTTAGTGGAATGCCATGACATTAGTATACGTGACATTAGTATACGGCTCAACATCTGAAATTTACTGAAAATTATAGTTTAACTTAATAACACTTTGATTTCCTCCCCTTACTTCTGAATACGGAAGTAAATTTAAAAATTATTTTCCGTATTCAGAAAGATTTTTCTTCTATTTACTTCTTTTCACACTATACTTTTCCTTTTAACCCTTTGGTATATATGCGTTGTAGGATTTTATATATAAATACATCTTGAATCACATACTATATATGTTATACTATTGTTAACGGAAGCATGAGACCAAAAGAATATTACCATTACAAATTGGTAACTAGGGGGATATAAGATTGAGTGATATTAGTATAATAGGCGAAAATATAAAAAAAATTAGAGTTTTAAAAAATCTTTCTGCTTATGAATTGGCTAAACGTGCTCGCGTTGGTGGTGCAACTATAAGTGAAATAGAAAGTGGTAAAAGAAAAACATTAAAAGGAGATACTTTAGAAAAAATTGCTGCTGCTCTTGGTGTTACTGTCAATGATTTAATGGGCAATACTGAAACAGTAAGTTTTGAAACAGATAACCTTATGGATATACTTAACATAATTGATTATATTGAAAATCCTATATTGGACGATAGACAAATTACGAAAGACGAAAAGGAAATCTTAATGTCAGCAATTGCAATGGGTATAAGTACAATTAGATATAATAGACTTAAATAAAAGTGGTAGCGAATTCTTACCACTTTTTTTATTAGATTTATGGCTCAATTGTAACATGTAGCTTTTAAAAAAAATACAGTATTATTGCAAAACACCTTATGTAATTTATTCCTATATATTTATATATTCCCTCATAATATTTTCATATAAAGTGTTATATTTTAGATATACTATAACTAATGACAAAAAGGAGAATAAACATGGAATGCAAATGGATAGATGCTGGTAACAGGCTAAGAGAAATAAGGAAGGAAACCAATTTATCGGTTTTCAAAGTAGCAAAGAAAGCACATATAAGCGGAAATTATTTATCAATGCTCGAACGCGGTATAAACTGCCCTTCGGATGCTGTCTTGTTTAACTTGGCTGAATTCTATAATGTTGATCCTTCGGAATTATTCAAACTTTATGATAAAGTCACCCCTCCAACAAACGAACAATTAAAAAATATGCCCTCTTTAAAAGGTTTAATTACACAACTTTCCATTGATCCTAAATTAACACCTGAAGAAAAGGACAAATTCGCAACACAATTATATGAAATCGCAAACAACTTATTTAATAAGGAGTGATTACATGGGAAAATGGTTTCTAGGCTTTGAAGAATGGCTTGGTGGTAAATATGGTTTTGCATTTGTAGTACATTTTGAGGATATTATTTTGTTTGCTGCCGGTGTATTCTTGGGTATGCTTATCATGTCTGTACTTTCAGGTCGGGTCGTTTTCAAGCTTCAAAAAGTTAGCAATCTTGGATCTAACAAAATTAAATTAGTTAAATTTAAACATGAAGGTACAAAACAATATATTGCAGATCCCCAAACAGTGGGTGAATCAGTGGAAACACTACTACTTGTGATATTCCGCCCCCTTTTTCAAACAAACAATTATACCTATAGGGATGAAAAAAGAACAAAATATTTTTTAATTTTTCTTGCGATAATAGGAATCTTATTATTTGCTTTTGCTCTTATTTGTATCACTACTGTTGTTCAAGATGGACAGTAAAAATCCCCTAAAAATAGGAGGATATCTTACTACTATAATTGCATTTCTTTATTTTCTTTTTAATTAATTTAAAATATTCTTGAAATATATACGTATATGAACACCATAAACAATAAGTATAATAAACATATTCCCATTAATGTACTTAATAATATAACTTCTACCATCTATGACAACACCTCCAACTATTGAAAGTATTACCTTCAATGATTAATTTATTCAATGATATATATTTCATAATGATTATAAAATATATATCATTGAATTATAACGCCCTTGTTTACAAGGCTTTTAACTTTATGTTACAATCAATTTGCGAGATCGGTGGTAACGAAAGTTGCTGCCTTTTATTTTTATTTCATATACTCATACAAGTTTTTTGATTCTTCCAACCCTAACAAAGCTTTTTCTAATGAATCATAATCATACTCCCTAGGCTCAAAATTATTGAATCTTGAAACTTCCAAATCCTTTTTATACGGGTTTTTGAATTCAATCTGTATTTTCTTCTCATTTTTTATGGCCCATCTTGTATACTTGAATTCATCATTGATATTATTTTGGCTTTTCATATGGTCAAATGCTTTTATAATTTTTGCTGCATCATTTCCACTATCTTTTAATAACTCTTTAGATTGCCTTTTGTTAAATCCTGTATAATTAGCAATTTGGATTACTTTTTTATCCTCCGAATCTTCTTGGATCACTTCATCTACATGTATTTGATTTTCAAGGGGTTCTTTACCGTTACTATCAACTGGTAATTCTTTCAGTTCTTCTGTTGGTTTCTCTTTTTTCTTTATTCCTTCGCCAACATAGAATAAATATTTATGTATAAAATATAAATTTTTATTCCCTCTGCCTTTTTTGATAGTGATATACTTTTTTTCTTCCAATGCCTTTAAAGTATCTGAAACAGTTGCTTTTCTATTAGTTGATAATGTAATCATTAAATGCTCATAGTTCGGATAAGAATATCCATCTGTATGACTATGATATAATATTAAACCACTTAGTAGGATCTTTTCGCTTGGTTTTAGATTGGTATCATTATTTATATTTAGCATTGTCTTTAGTAAATCTTTAATCACTATCATTCCCCCTTTACTTCCTTTGTTTCTTGTTCCTTACATCCTTAAATATAATCTCGTTTTCTTCCTCTGTATTTAATCGTATTTCGTAACCATTGGCAATTAAATATTCTTTAACCGCTTTATTAGTTATCTTACTAGCATCAATCATACTTTCATTTTTCATACGATATAAAGTGTCATACACTTCAGGCTCTAGTCTGCAAGTAAATCGCTCGAGTGCCATTCTACCACCTCCTTTCGTTCACCTTATATATTTAGTATACTTTAGACGTCTATATACGTCAATAGTATACTGAAATACTTTTCAATATACCAACCAAGTCGACCAAATATAGTATGTATATAATATATTTAAATAATAAATTTATATAATATATATATGGTCTCGAAAAGCGTAACACTCTATTGCTAAAAACGTACCTCTCTATTACTAAAAGCGTAACACTTCACAAAAAAAGAGTTACTAAAAACGTAACTCTGTGGATAATGTGAACAATACGAGCTGACTCTTGACTGCATCCTAAATTATGAAAATTGAATTAATATTATAAAAGAGGTGAGATATTAAAATAATATCTCACCTCTTTTATAGTATTAATTTAAATACAATATATATAAGCCATACAACAAAGACGCATAGTAATATAATTTCAGATATTATACTACTCTTTTTAATAGGCTTAATTTTAATTATATAATAAGACATAAATAATAAGAGTACTGCTAAATAGCAACTTACTATTAAATATCTTGTATTGCTATTTTCACTTAAAGCAATAAATACCATTATGAATATCATAATTAATGTATTTATTTGTTTAAAATATTTTATAATAGTTTTCAATATATTTTACCACCATTATTTTTAATCAGAATAATATTCATTGACTATTGTATCACCAATTTGGTTGTTTCTACTTGAATCAGAATAGAATGTTGTCAAACTTCTTTCAGCTCCTGGAGTGCTAGTTCCAATAATATATTTATAAAATACATCTTGTCCCCAAAATACAAGAGGAATTTCATCAGCTACAATGGCACCAGCTACAGCGCCTATTGCGCCTGATGCTCCACCTGATATAGGAGTACCTAATGCTCCAATAACACCTGCAATTACACCAGTTACTGCAATTAATGTATATCTTTTTATCCTGCTTGAGCCAAAGAATGGGGCACTATATTCCCAATCTGTCAAATTTTCATCTGGTTCTCTATAATCTAGATGTATTCCACCTTGTTGTTTCATCTTATTTAAATTTTCCGCACTTAAATCCAATGAATCGGTAGTTGTATTATTTGTTTTAACATCTGTAGTCTTAATAGTTACCTTTCCATTTTTTACAGTTGTTGTTAAAGTGGAATCTAATTCATAATCTCCAGTTTCGATATTTTTGACATAAATCTTACTATTACCATTTGTAAGTTTAGAATTCATACTTTCCATAACCTTATAAGATTTGCCATCTTCATCATAAGTATACATAACATGAGCCAAATTTTTATCCCAAATTTTAAAATTGGACTTTCCTGATTTTTTAACGTCGATACTTTTATTGACTACCTTAGTGTTGTTATTTGTTGCTGCAAAAGTTACTGCAGGTGTAAAGCTTGTTGCTGTAGCAAGTATTAAAGTTAAAGCAACAAATTTTAGTGTTTTAGAATTCATCATTCTCAATCTCTCCTCTTTATATAATATTTTATTAGTCAACCGCGGGATTTGTCGAAAATATTGATACTTCCCCTAATTAACTATATGTTAAATAATATATTCACTTACATATTAAGTCAATTTGATATCCTTAAAACGTCCAAATTGAGGAATAAAAAGGTTATTTTGCATTATAAAAAGAACCTCTTTAAAGGTTATTAATTTTCTATTATATTTTCTTTAAAACTACAGTAATTTTCTCATTATCAATATTAAATGTTTTATTCTCTATTGAATATTTAACATTATTATAGATAATTTTATTATTAGCACGTAACTACTTTATCTATCATTCCAATACAATTTTTTATTGCCATTAATTGAATTTCATAACTTTTAATTCTACTTTCTAGCTCTCTAATATATAATTCCTTCTCTAGACTTTCGCTAGTTGTTTCAATTCCTAAATATCTATGGATCTCAGTTAACGTTACAACATATTCTTTACCAGATTTTACTGCTTTTAATCTACCTTGTCTTATTAATGATGTTAATCTGTTAACCGGAATATCATACTTTTCTGAAATCTCTTTTAATTTTAATACTGTTTTTTCTTTTGTTAAACTCATTGTTTTTCCTCCTAGTATATTGTAATTCATCATTTTATATAGATATAATATCAACTCATTGCTATTAATAAAAATCTCATATTGCTCTTATATGCATATATTAAATCCAGTTTCCTTTAAATATCTTTACTTCCGTTAGCAAATCTCAATATTTCCGTTTACAAAAGTATTATGTTCCTATATAATGATTTTGTAGATAGAATTGTAAAACAATTTATCTACTTAACTAAAGAAGATTTAAGAAATGAAGGTGGATATATGGCAAGCTATGAACAGATATCAAAAGGCAATTGGAAAGCGATCGTTTCACTTGGTTTTGATAATCAAGGAAAGCGAATAAGACAGAAAAAACAAGGATTTAAAACAAAAAAAGATGCTGAAAAATGGGTTACAGAAACTTTGAGTAAAAAACATAAGGGATATGTTGCACCAACTGAAATCAATGTAACTTTAAAAGAGTATATAAACAAATGGTTTAATGAATATAAAATAAATACCCTATCCACTAACACAGTTGCAAATTATAATTCTAGAATCGAAACCCATATAGTACCCAAACTGGGTAATTACAAAGTAAATAAAGTTACTAATGAAATAGTACAAGACTTCTATAATAGTCTTATAAATGATGGACAAAAACCCTCTAGTGCTAAAAAGGTTCTTGAAACACTAGGTAATTGTCTTAGATATGCACAAAAGAATAAATTGATATATAGCATTCCTATGGATATTGAAAGAGTTGCGATTGAGAAACCAAAAGTTGATTTTTGGCATAAACATGAAGTTGATTTTTTCTTAAATGAGATAAAGGATGATTATTTATATACCCCTATACTTATTGCAGTATTAACAGGATTACGACTAGGTGAATTATGTGGTTTAAGATGGTGCGATATTGACTTTGATAATAAATACTTAAGTGTTCGACACCAAGTTCTAAACGATAAAACAAATAAGTCTTTATTATTCACCAATAAACTTAAAACATTAACCAGTTACAGAAAGATTACAATACCAAAAGTATTGATTAATCACTTAACAAACATCAAAGGTAACGCACTAGATACTGATCTTGTAATACTAACTCGTGAAGGTGAAATGTGCAACCCTCGTAATTTATCAATGAATTTTACAAAAAAAGTTTCAAAGTATAAATTACCTTTTGAAGATTTTAAAAAAGGTGACAACGGGGACACAATCAATTATACACAACTTAAACAAATAACATTTCATGCTCTTAGACATACTCACGCAACGTTACTAATATTTAAAGGTGAAAATATAAAGGTAGTATCTGAACGACTAGGGCATAAAAGTATAACTGAAACGCTAGATACATACACTCACATAATGGAGGATATGAAAAATAATACTGCTGATCTGCTTGATGATATGTTTTAA